TGACGTCCCAACCGTCGGCTTTACAATCGACGAGCAGGAAGATCTTTTGGTCGCTCTCGCGGACTGGCTTAAGGCCAGTTCGCACGCTGCCTCACTGGCAGCTTCTGAGAGCTGATCTGATCTATCGTTGGGTCTGCGTTATGGACTAGGATCGACAACCCTTTGGAAAGGGGATCGATGAATAGCCTAGCGCAACTCTGGTGTTGCCTAGCAGAAGAGCTAGGAACACTTTGTGGTATCGACCCTGTTCGTGACATCGAAACGATGTCACGTCGAGTTGAACACGAGGGAGACGCATTTTTGCGTATCACTCTGCCTGCCCTTGGTAAGTGCTTTGATCAAGCACTCGACCGAGGTAGGTACTCCTCCGACCTTGCGCCTGGTTTCCAGGTGCGAGGGGGGCTCCCCTTATTTCTAGGGGGTTTCCTTCGGAAGGTGTTCGACTCGAGGGGAAGAATCTTTGATGATCCTTGTATCGAATCTATCAGAGCCATAAGACAGCTCTGTGCCCTTGCGGGCAAGATCGAGGCAGAATGCACGGAAGTCCGTAACAGGGCTGCCGTACAAGGATATGTTGAAGCGGATGATGCCTGCTCCGTATGGGACCAAGACCCACAAAACGCAGATCTACTAAACGAGCTTCGCTCGACGAGTAGATTTGCAGTGGGCTGGTTGCTGTCCGATGCGAATCGTCAAATCGCATTGGATGACATCGTGCCTAAGCACGGCCCTGGTGCTACTGCTGACAGACTTCTGGGAAACCAGAAGTATTCGATGCAGTACTGGCCAGCTCATCTTCAAGCCCGGTTCCCTTGGTGGGATTGGGCTATGGTGAGCCCTCGTTTTAACGAGGAGTATGGCCTAGAGGTATCTGACCCCGTCATCGATGCTAGGCTTTGCCTAGTACCGAAGACCATGTCCAGTCCTAGAGTTATTGTGATGGAGCCCACTGCAGTTCAATATATGCAGCAAGCTTTGCTACAAGTACTCACAGACCGCATTGAACAGAAAACTTCGATGATTGGGTTCACACGCCAATCACCGAACCGTTCAATGGCTCGAGAAGGTTCCTTGACGAGAGATCTGGTTACACTAGATCTATCGGAGGCTTCTGATCGAGTGACACTTCGCCAAGCTGAGGTTGTTTTCTCAGGCGTCCCTGACGTTTGGGAAGCTCTCTTGGCTACGCGAAGCGATAGCTGTAAACTTCCGGACGGAAGAACTCGTCCGGTATATAAGTTTGCATCTATGGGGTCCGCAGTCTGCTTTCCGGTAGAAGCAGTTACTTTTTGGACAGCCGTTCTAATGGCTATCCAGAGGTATCACCGGAGAAAAGATGGATTCTTTCGTCTAACCTACTCCTTTCTGCGTAAGTTGGAAGGTAGGGTTAGGGTGTACGGCGATGATATCATCGCTCCGTATGCCTACCTTATGGATATTCGTGAGGTTTTCCACCAGCTTGGCTGGAGGATAAATCCCGCTAAGAGTTTCTCTGAAGGTTTCTTCAGGGAGTCTTGCGGCGGGGACTTCTATGCTGGCGAGGACGTTACACCCATCCGGGTGCGACGTCCACTCAGCACGAGTATCCGCGATCCTCACGGTGTCCAGAGTACAGTGTCCTTGCGTAATCAGCTTTATCTGGCTGGTTATTGGAGGACAGCAGAGCGCCTTGATCAGCGTCTGCTTCGTGTGACTAAGGGTTTATACCCTGTCATCACCGAACTCGAATCTGGAGTTGTTGGAAGAGTCAGTGTTTGCTTCTCTGGGAAAACCCAGAAGACTGACTCCCAGCATCGCTCTCTACAGAGGGTGTTCGTGCTCACTTCCCCCATTCCCGCTAACGCGGCAATGGAGCATGCGGCACTTCTGAAGAGCCTGCTATCCCCATCTGAGGATAGCAGCCACTTAGAACGATCGGGACGTCCTTCCGTGTCCTACATAAAACGGAAGTGGATGCCCATTCGCACTTGCGGTGGGTCTTGGTACGGATCCTGGGTTTCTCCCTATCACAGCTAAGCTGTGAGGAGGAGCCCCCCGTAACCAAGAGATAGGCCAG